TGTTGTGGGCGAGTACAACACCTTTTTGAATCAGCCATACAGCGGTAAGGGCAATGACCCCGTCTTTGACTAGCCCTATATTGTCCCTGATCCACGTCAATGCAGACGTTATTAGGTTCAGCCCGTTTTGAGCAAAATCGGTGACCTTTTTCCCAGCGTCTTTGGTCGAATCGCCAAATTCGGGAAACAATTCCGTAGCAATTTGCCCAATCAGTTTCATCCATTCTTGGAATTTAGGTAAAATAAAATCTACAGTATCTGTTATGCTTTTCTGGATTTTAGGCATGCTGTCAACAATATTTTTTGCAAAACTCTGAACGCTCGGCAAAACTTTATCGATTATTGCTGAACCTATATCTAAAAACGTATTTTTAAGTATAGAGAGTTGTCCAGGGAGTGTTTTTCCTGCCGCTTCGGCAGAACCGCCAAACTCTTTAGTTAACTCAACGAGAATAACCTTTTGCGCCCCCGCCGTGTCCCCTGCTTCTTGCATCGCCTTGATCTGATCTTTTTGTTGTTGAGTGAAGGTTACTCCAACACGCTGCAGAGCGGTTATGCCGGTAATCGGATCATTCAGGGCCTTGCCTAGTTGGATCGCTGAGCTCTTAGTATCCTGGCCTAATGCCGTTGACATGTCGTTCACAGTTTTCAAAGCATCCGGAAAAACTTTCTGCCCTATATTTGTAAATGTAAGCAGGAGATTCTCGCTCGCCACGTTCGCGTTTGTGCTGTACGTGGTGAGCATAGACTGACTATTAGCTAGATCTGTGAGAGCCTTTTGAGTCATGCCCGCTGCCCCTTGGGTAGAGTCTAGGACTGTATTCATCTGAGCCATGACTTGCGCAGTCTCCGTAGAATCGTCCCACATCGCTTTAAGTCCTAGTCCGGCGCCAATAACGGAGGCGACCTTTAGCGCAGCCCCCGCAATGCTGGAGAAGGAAAGGCCCATAGATTTACTCACAGTCGATGCCTTCCTGTCATATCCGTCCAATTTGCTTTCAACACCTGCGTCGTTCAAAAGGATAGATCCGACCAGTTCAAAAATTTGCATTAATCTCCACCTCTCCTTTGGTCGGAATTCTTGATGGCTTCAGCATCTTTAAGGATCTGCGCCTTATCTAGTTTTACTTGGGGCCCTAAAGCCCTCGCCTTGTAAGTTTCGAAGGTTATGAAGGTCTTTTCGGTCATACCCGGATAGACTAGAGCGTACTGCCTCCATAAAACTTCCCCCAAATCCTTCTCGTGCGCGTCTATAAGTAACTCTGTTATACTCCTTAGTCGAATCTTCGAAGTGCCGCTAATTCCATAGTGGCTATGCAATAGATTTAAGCTTCTGGCGTACCCGATTGCATAGCTTGCTTTAAAAAATCAGTCGCCTCGGCATCCGAGAAGATCTCCTTAATCGTGTTGAGGGTTTTCATAAAGCTTTGGGCCTTAACCTCTTCGACCGTTTTTTCCTCGAAAACTGAAACAATCTCAAAGACTTCATCTTTAACTTTTGCCGAGTTTTTTAGTACGTGCTTAAAGAGGTCAATTCCGATCGCGTTAGTATCGACATCCTTCTTGCCCTTACTTTTCTCAGTAAGCTCCTTGCGGTATTTGTCCAGGTCTAATTTGTCATACATTACGACAACACTGGGCAGCATATCAAACGCTTTTTCCGTGCTAAACATAGTTCTATACCTCCGTTAATTTATCAATTAGAAAGCACCTCCGTAAAGAGGTGCTTTGGGTGCTTAGTTATTCGTTACGTTCGTAGCAGCAAAGGTATCGAGTGCCACACCGCTGAGGGATTTAACATCACTCGCATCGAGTGCAGGCTTAGTATAAGCAACTGTTACAACCTGTCCGGGCGTGGGCGGGGTAGTTAGTGTTAACAGAATCGTGTTAAGCTGATTTACACCTCTTGTCGAGGCCGTAACCACGTCTGCCACCCCATCGACCGTTACGGCAAATCCATCCAATGGAGCGGTTGCCGCGACTGTATCGTTAAAGGTTAGCATTACATCGCCGTTATCGATAACCGGTGTCCCAAGCAAGCTAAACAAAACGCCATCCACTACTTTTGGGAATCTTATTTCGTAGGGGCTGATTGTTGGATTGTCGGGATCAATCGATGCCGTGAATACTATCGGCAGAATGTTATCGACAGAATCCTTGTTGCTGAACTTAATACCGTCTGAGCTAAGCGCATTTTTCAGCATGATGACGACAGGTTTAGCACTACCGCTGATCCGACCGACTAAGGCGATATTGTCTATATAGTCGGTTAGCGCGATTTCAGTTTTGCCGGTTATGATGTCGTAATCAGGATCAGTCGCGGAATCAACATCGGCCATTAATGCGAGCCTGATCGTTTCCGTTGTGACCTCAAGCATGTTGACCTTTAGAGTTACAGCTGTGCTGACAATGCGAGTTAAGCCCTTCACCGTACCTTTTAGGCCGTCTACCTTTACGTCACGGGTAACAACTTTAACGTCGAATTCGTTTCCTCCCGACGTAGCCCCCAGTAAGGCTTCTCCCGCTAGACCATAATTTTTATAAATGGCACCGGCGTCAATCAGGAGATTGTCCGGTGTGGCCGACGTGTACCCAATAGTATTTGTTGCGTTCGGCAAATTAATCCCTCCTCTATTTGTAGTATGTGGTCACGACATAACGGAGTTGTCTCCGCTGAATATGAATTATTGGGTCTGGTAGGCTCAGCCGGTGTGGAGTATTGCGGTTTATCGACACATTCATGACCAAATCATTGTACTGCAGTCGATTCAGGGCCGCGTGGAGGGCATTAGCCATACCTTCAATCTCCCTAATATCCGTTCCCTTGTCATCCCAAATGTCAATCTCAAGCAAATTGTTGTCACTAAAGACGTTATTCGGCACTGAAGTCGGGAATTTAATCTCGACATAAGGATAAACCTTTTTCTGGTCCTCGGGGTAATGATCCGCGAAGCTCGGACAGATCGGATCAATGATACCGGCCAGCAATTTGTATAACTCTAGCATCATGATCCCCCCATTTTATTCCTATAGACTTGCATCGCAACGCTTGTGATCTTTGGAATAGAATTCATCGCCCCAGGCTCCAAAAAGGGCTGTGCTTTGTGACCGGCTAAGCCCTTCTCGATGGTCAAGGCGTAGGGTGCCTCCTCTGTGACTCCGACGTACACGCCAGCGTTTCCAGGCATGACCTCGGACGTTTCTGACCTTCTGAGGTTGCCAGTATCAACCGGGGTGAGACTCTGAGCCTCAGCGACGACGAGTGTGCCTACCTCTTCGCAAAATTCCTTTTTGCATAGCCCCATTGCTATTAGCACTGCATTTTTGTAAGATCTATACTCCATCACGCCACCTCTAAGGTCATGACCTCGAAGACGTCCCAAGATATGATCTGTTTAACTTCATGCCTTTCGGTGCCATACATCAGGACAGTCCCGATTGCTATGTCGGCGATATCCTCAATGAAAAAACGCTTTGTTACCTCAATATTGTAACCATATTGGCGAAGGAATAGCTCAGTCGAGTAAGGCTGCATGTCACAGTCAATGGTCCTTACTAGGGCCAAATCTCCAGGGATTGTTACGCCGTCAACCTTCACGCTAGGACCTCGATTCCATATGCCCACGCTATAATTACCGATCATAGCAATACCCCGCTCTGGCCATCCTGATATATGGTGACGGCAATAAGTCCTTAACACTTTGTTGGAGACTATCCTCATAGATTCCTAGTCTGCCACCTTGCCTAAATGACTTGATCCCCTCGTTACCCTTTTTTCTGTAGCACAATGTCACATACTCTATTATCGCGTCAGCATAGACCGTGGCAACGTCCACAGGTAAGGTCGGTGGGTCAGTGATGGGCACGTCTGGGGCGTTCATATAGGCAGTGACCAACGTCACGCCCCGGCGAATATAAATGCTAAGCAGATTATCCTTCGACGCGTCGTTAATGCCTAAAACGTCTTTAATGTCGTCAAGTGCTGCCATATAGCCGCACCTCCTTAAAAAGATGGGGCGGGAATTATCCCACCCCACTCAGGTTAAAACTTACAGAGATTCTTTAATATTTGCAAAGATTGTTGGGAGTTTGTTATCCAGAATCCAAAGATCGTGGTATTTGCGGTAATCTAATTTCCATGCATCGGCACTTTGATTAGTATCAGGACTGAAGATGCGCATATTGTCGGTTTTGCTTATAGCAATAGGCGTAGTTGCGGCAGTGATAAGCCAGTTGATAGACTTTGCAACCGACCCAGTACCGGCACCCCCAGAAAGACTAGCCTTTGCACTCGCAACCTGAACGGTACTAGCAGTACCCGTTACCGCCTTTGAAATCAGGGCTGAACCCGCACCGGAATATACTAATGCGGCAGCCGCAGTCGCTGTCATAGCAATTGGTACGGCTCCCGTAGTTGTACCAAGAGTGATAACGAGATTTCCGGAACTGTCAACCACACCAGTGGCGACTGCGGCATCCGCTACACCCTGAACGATAGTAACGCTATAGTCATTGCCGGCTTCACCTATTGCCGCGGCTGAATACGTAACTCCGCCGATCGTGATACTCGCTATGCCGTTAGGTTTAAATCCGCCCATTGTTTGCCCGGCTGTTTTGCCATCCCAGAACGCATAAGCAGTTTTAAGCCTTGCACTCGGAACTTCTTTAATTGGGCAGTCACTAATTTGTTTGACTTCACCCTGAATTATACCGGCGAATGAACCAACCTGGAGCTGACGAACTATCTCCGTTGAACGTTCGAGAATGTCGAGCGTTGCGGTACTCATAGTAATAACAAGGGGAATAGCACCAATGGTATCCTGAATTGCCGCTATATCGGCTAAAAGGGCACTGTAAATTGTAGAAACAACAGGAGTATACCCGCCGGAAGCTCTGCCATTTGCGATAGCCTGTTGAGCTATTTGACTATAACGATAGGCATCAATCTCAGGAATAACTTGAGTGCGTTGAAATTCTCCCATGAGGTTAGAAGCGTTTGCGACAAAATTTGTTTCGTTTACGTCCATGGAATCGAGCGAAAAGGTACGTCCGCGGTCTTGACCCATCGTTTTAGTCTCATAGCTCAGTGTAGCGGCACCCTGGGTGAATCCTAACGATCGGTCGTAATTACCCAATCCATCCATAACAAGTTTTGGAATCTTTACCGTGTTACCTCCATTGTAGATCACAAGCCCGGTATTGCCTTCCATCCAACCAGACGTTGCACCGGCTACCACTTGCTTGTCGAGTTCCTGCTGAAATAAAGTTGCGTAGGCTAAAGTGTTGATCGGCATTCGTATTACCTCTTTCGTTTTCTAAATAGTGCTTTTTCGTAGGAAGCCCGAAACCTATTTCATGTACTTGGCTACTTCGGCCCTGGCTTTTTCTTCCTCCGCCCCTAGCGTTCCCTTAGTTCCAGGCGGAGTGTAGCTGTTATTCTTGGCAAACTCAGTTTTAAGGGCCTCGTCGCGAGCGGCCAAGAGTTTAGAGACTAATTCGATGTTCTTGTTCGTGGCATCCTCATCTTGGCCAATAACAAAGTCCACCAACTCGGAGGGCAACTTTTTGTCCTGGAACTGCTTGAGGGTTTTATTGGTCAGGTCTTTCCGTGCGGAATCGCTCTGCATCTTGTCGAGTTGTGCCTGTAGCTTTTTCAATTCGACATCCTTGGGATCCGCGCCGGGGAAACGCTTCTTGACCTCTTCGTCAACCAGTTTCGAGACATTATTTGTCTTCCAGGTCTCCAGCCCTTTCGAGTGGTACGTGTCAAGTCTTGGCTGGAGGATCTTTTTACCTTCTTCGGACTCTAAAAAACTGGTCACTCTGTCGGGTGTCACAAAGCCCCCAACATAGCCCTTAACGTCCTCAGCGTCCTTATTGGCTTCGAAGTATGTTTTAATCTCATCAAAATTCTCGATTGGCATTTTTCATTACCTCTTTCCGCCCTACATGTACTTTTGTCCATGGAGTGCAATTAATTTTTGAGCATTAAAAAATCACCCGCTTAAAAGTGAGTGAAAAATTTTTATTGTAAACTTCTACTGGCCTAGGTTAGTTTACAATACCCCTGGCCTTCGCCCAGTCGTCGTAATTCGCATAGGCGATCACCCCTTTCGACTCGTTGTCTTTGCGTGCCGTAGGGCTCCACCCATCAAAGGGAACATTGATTAAGACGCACCGGCAATTCGGATGCAGTGGCGGATCCGGGTGGTCCTCATCGATTCCCCAGGTCTTACCGTCTAGCGACGCGTCTTCAGGATTCGTGGCTTGGTCTAGTGTGGCACTCCACATCACTTCCTTTACCCCTGTAGCCCTCCCGATATCCGTGCTTGCTTGTGTTTGGATCCTCGCGTTCTCCGTTCTGACCAGGCGTTGACTTTCGTAGGCGGTCACGTTAAAGGCATCTCGAATATCCCTACCGACTCGATCGATTGTGACGTCGCCTTTCATGGCCTTGACGATCGAGGACTGCAACCGGTCGATCATGGCCGCTTTATTGGTCCATATACGATCACTAAACAGCTCACCCTCAAACTTGTGGCTGACCGCTGCGTCCACAAACTCCTTTTTCAAAAGGTTAAATCTGAGATTGACCCGCATGCCAGACTCCATTACAAACGCGTTTTTGTAATAGGTGAGTTCGAAGACATCCCCGAGTATCCCCGTGACCTTGTCAATCTCACTTTTACCCAGCTTAAGGCCCATTGCCTTGAGTTTAGCCATCACAGAGACCGTAATGGCGGCCTTCTGAGCGGTTGATAAGCTCAGGAGACCGTCTGTGCTGTGATCAATGTAGATCTTGCCTATCATGCTGTGTAGCTCGTCCAGTGCGTCTTTCTGCTCAAGGTATACACCCTTCATCGCGTCATCCGCAAAGTTTTCACCCTCGACTTTCAGGTCCTCGATCTTTTTCCGGTATTCCTCGTTCATTTAACCACCACCGGCGGCTTATTCATTGGGTCTATCTGCATCACTGGAGCCGCGGGAACCACTGGAGGAGGATTTAGTAAGGCATTGCCCACGACATTGGCTTTAGCCTCTTTCTGTGCCTTCTTGATCTCGTTTTGCGGGTTATCAACAAAACTAAATAGGCTTAGTGCGGTTTCGGTACTTAGCCTATCACCCAAGGCGGTTACAACTGCACTGTTCGTGAGGTCATCACTCGGGATGTTTGGCGTAAACTTAACCTTTATGTCCCGATAGTCATATTTGGTATCTTTCAGCCAATTCATGTAAGTAAATAGCAATTTAAGCCTTGTTTTCACACAATTTGCGAGGGCCTTTTGATTGAGTTTGCATTTCTCCTCCAACGAAATAAGCCTAGCCCTTAAGGCCAGACTCGAAGTGTTAGAACTCATTTTCTCGTTGGAGTTTATGTGGCAAGAGATCTGAAACATCTTGTCTTCGAGAGTCGTGAGCGTGTTCTGGATAAAAGTGTCGTTGATCGTCTTGATTAACCAGGACGCGGATCCATCCTTGCCCTTCGTCATCATAACGCCCAGCTTCTTCATGTCGGCAAGGTCGCTATCCTGCAAAGCCAAGTTATTTAGGACTAAATAAGCATTCCGAAACTCGGTAATCTCACTGGATATGTCACTCAGATTCGTCTCATACGCATCCTGGAGTCCTTTCAGATCTTTGTAGAGACTATCGAGCCAACCCTCTTCGCTGACCGACGCGATACCCACCGGCACACACCCAAACGGGTGTACTTCTCGTGGGGATATCTCGCCAAATACTTCGTCACAATGGATGATCTCGGTATCCGTGTAAATATCCACATATTGCTTTGTGTCGTAGGCCCTGCGGAAAATGTGCAGGAAAAATTCGACATTGTCGTAGGCATCGACGCAGGCGATCCCATGCCGGGGGGAAATAACCTTGCTGCAGAACTGAGCCTCTTTGTCGATATAATACAACTCGTACGCTTGGCTATAGGTCAGCATGTTCTTCGCTAGGTTCGCGTCATGGTCTGCCCTCCAATGGGCCATACTCAGTCTCAGCAAGTCGAGGATCTTGTCATCCCCGTTATGACTAGTGTAGGTGATGTCATTCCCGACCGAATAACTGACCTCTTCTTTGACAAATTTTTTAATAAAATTTGTATTGATCCGCTTGTCATAACGGGCATTCACAAAATTATAATTTCCTGCGCCCTCTGCGTCCAGGTTAAACTCGTTAATAAAAATGTCATCATAGGAGCCATTCATCGACGCGTTGTAGTTGTGGCCTGTGTCGGTAATGCCCATATAGTACAAGTACATTTTAAGATTTATGTGGTACTGGAGTTGCCAATTCGCAAAAAGTTTAGTTAAAATCTCACGTTTTGCTTCAATGTCGAAAATAATGATCACCTCCCAAACAGTTTTTTACGGTCCATGAGGCCTATCCTGTGGACGACCTCGATCTCTTTAACATCGATCGTGAACTGGGCGACAACGTCCGGCGCATCATCATGTTCGGAGAAGTCCTGCCCACTGAAATCCGTAACCATCTCGTTAAAGGCCTCATCATCCTCGTTAAATATAATCCGGCCCTTGTTCACACCCTGGATGATCGTCGCAATCTTCTCGTCTTTGTTGACCCGCTGCATCTTGTTTATAAAGTCGATCTGCCGGTTACGTAGTTCCGGTTCTTTCTCGATTAACTCTTTTATCTTTGACACATCGGCTCCGGAGTAAAGATTTTTCTCTATGGCCACGTGGGTTATGTCCGTATATGCCTTTAATAACTCGACGACCCTTGCACAAAAGTCGTCAAAACCAAATCTAGCAAGTTCTCCCTTGCGAACATACGCGAAGCCGTTGTCAGCAATCGAACCAACGCACAGAGCGGAGTAGTCTGCCTTAATTGCCACGCTACTGGCCGGGTCACATACGAGCATGGTCTTTTCAAAGGTGTGGTCCTCGATCTCCTCGGCTGATTGAGTCTTCATGGACTTAAACCACTTGTCCCCAATCTTGCTCGCGTCGTTCATCATCTCTTGCTTGAAGGCGATCGGGTTGTTGTAGTAATCGATGGCCAGGTCCAAGCAATCATACTTGTCGTCCCAAATGGTTTCGTACCACATTTCCTTTTCATGCTGGTAATAAAACTCTATCGCCTCGGCCACGGGATCCTTCAGCTTATCGTCGAAATAGATCACACGAAATTCTTTCCACAGCCCCGCGTCGAAATACTCGTCCACGTCAAACTCGACTACCCGCTTTAAGATGTGCTTGTAATCCTTGTTTTTCATCAGCCGGGACATGTAGCAATCCTTATGCAGGATCGTGCCCAGGACAATAAACTTTGTCGCTGGCTTAATCTTCACACCATTACGAAATACGGCCTTGTCTCCAGCATACGCAGAGTCTTCAACCCAAGTATTGTATTTCTTGTCGCGACTCTCCTGGGTGATCACATCAACCCTGCCCTGGAAGTCATCCGCAATAATGCAACTCGGCCTATCCCCGCCGTATTTCTTACCCCGCATTGACGAGGTGGAGGAGATGGCCTGTATCTTAGTTTTGTTTGTGAGCTCTAATTCTAACTTGTTCACTGTGAAGTCGGCAGGCTTGATCATCTTTCCAAAGGCGGCAATGATGTACTTGTTCTCTTCGAAGGCGTGCCTCGCTTGAGCAATAAACTCCGTGGAGTCTGCCTCAGTCTTACCGGCCACGAGCGTGTACTTGCTTTTCTCGTATGCGTGCAGCCAAACCGACAGTGCAAAGTCCAGAACCGTTGTCTTCGCAACTCCCCGGGGTAAAGCCGCTTCCAGTTTGTCATACAGGTCCTGCAAAAACATCTTGTCGAGCTCGTCCCATATCTCCAAATGGATTGGTGCCAACTCACGAGCAGCATTCGTACTCTTGGGTGTGAACGTGTCCTGCAAAAAGTACCGGCAGAAGAAAGGTATGCTGAGCGATCCTATGCTGTGTGCCAACCCTTGGAAGCCGAAGAGATTGTTAATATGTTTTACAATTAGTGCCTCAGTACTTGTGGCTGCCTTCCTCGGTTTCAGGCCACTAGCAATAAACTGTTTATAGATTGCATCATACAAGAGCTGCCGGTTCTGCTCCTCTTCGGTTGTTTCCAGAGCTGGGATAGGATCACCCCCTTTTCACGCTCGACGCGGCGTACTCCTCTCTTACCCACCGGGGAAGTACCTCGTCAAGCTGTTTCCTAAAAATTAAATATAAATTTAATGAGATCCGGTTCGATCCGAAGAAGTAAATCGGGTTAACGTAATACTGAGTAATTGTATCGCTACCCACCCGGACCGTAACCCGGGCAAGCATACCTACTTTGATCATGCGTCTTAAAAACTCTCTCACCTGGTATTCCTTGAGCCCGATCTTGTCACCGATTTGCGCCTCTGTGTATGCCTTCACGCCACCCGAGCCACGATATCCTAGCATGTTGGTATTACTCCACATGCACCCGGATAGTGTCAACATCTGCCCTCGTTCCTTCATAGTCATACTCGGCGGAAAGTCTACATCAGCAAAAGACTTGGAGAAGTTCTTGCGGTTCCAAAACAAATAACCCTTCTCGGTATGGAAGGCAGCGGCGAAGTGCTGAACCTTCTCCTTCTCGATCACACCAGTGTCAGGGTCAATATACTGGGTTTTCTTTATGAGGTTATTACCCATAGTTCAGCACACCTTCCAGTTGGTTTTTTGACCTAAATTGAGCTGAAAACAGGTAGAAAAACCAACTCGTAAAAATGCCCTCAAGCGTTGCTATGAGCGAGTCATAGCGATTTGACCATGTAAAGATACATATGTATCTACGTAGTATGTTTGCATGCTTATTGCTTGAGTGGTTTCATGCAAGCCATTCGGGCATACCTCCCTAGGTTAATAATTCTGGAAATCATGAGAATAATTGTTGGGGCTACCGCCACGATATCGCGAGGTCCTATAAGAGAAGGTGCCCCTTGGTTGATTGGGTCCGAGAAGAAAGATTACGTAAAGTAGTAACGGTTATCAATTAGACCTGCATCCTTACTCCTGCAAGGGGTACAGGGTTTTGACTGTTTAGGTTGATGACTAGCATCGTACATAATAGGAGGTTGTCCATGACTGACACACGAATTGCATGAGTCTGCCACACAATGAACACCCGATCAAGCTTCAGCCCTCACAACCTATGGGCTATTGAGTTGACAACCCATGACCTATTGAGTTGACAGACTGTATAACTTGACTCTGTATATAACCGAATTACCTTGTACAATCACACATACAGCCTAATAAGCATTGTACTTTACTCCTCTTTGATGTCTATAACATCGACTTGGTTTATCATCCTCGCTTGCCTAAAAGTATCTTGTATCTCCTGCAACATGGGTATCCTATGTTCTACTGTCTTCTCGATCTCATGCTTATCACGCCAGTCTTTTGGCTTCCTGTTCTTGAGCCAGAAGATCTGAGCAGTAACGTCAGGTTGAACCTCTTTAGTCACGACTTTAGTGATCTTCAATTCCTGTTTCACTGCCCCATTATCATCCACTATGGGGTATCCATATTTGTCTTTGCTATCGACTAATTCCTTTGTTACCTCTTCATAGGCATAGCCTTTGGCACGCTTATACAGAGCGTTTTCTATGGCTATGTCAACGACTTCTTTTCCCCTTTTTAAGGCTTCAACCAATTCAGGATGTTCATGCTTGTAAACGTTCAAAGTTTGTGCACTAATATCCAAATTATGACATATATCTTTCTCTATTAGCCCATCCCTGCACCAGGCTTCTATGAGCACTAATTTACTTTCCACTTCTGGCCATTTACTCAGTGCCATATAGGCCAACTCCTTTAACCAAGAAATACTCCTTTATTTGAGCGCATTAGCATATCAATCGATTTGAACTTCTCTGTGTCCTCGTACTTAACATTCGGATGCAGTTTAGCTGGTTCTTTTTTTCTTGGTTTTCTTTTTCTTTGCCATTTACTGCACCCCCTTAAAAATGGGCATAAAGATAGCCCCGCGTCGATTTAACGCAGGGCATACCGTCACTCATGACTATATCATACTATGTCAATGTTTGACAAGATGTCTTATCTGTCATTTCCCCCAATTTTTTAGGTATTCAGGCATTTTGTAAGGCGGTTTTGGCGGAACCTTGCAATGGCCGCCTCCGCCGGGTGCACTAGGACCATCGAGGGGAATTGCTTCTTTCTCGTGCAGGCTTGGGGGATGGTATTTCATAAACTCCACCAATCGCTCTTCTTCGGTCATCAGATCGAATTTTTCCATCCATGTCCCACGAATACCCTCGGAGTTTTTCTGGACCTCAGCATTGATTGTTTGCTCTGCTATTTTGGCCGCCTGAATTACCTTTTCCAGATCTTCTTCGAGCCTGTATAATCCCGCCATGCACATTTGGAGATTAGCACAAAGGTTGCAGTCAGTCCAGCCATGAGGGCATTGGCGTATTCCTTCGGGGCAATCCACTTTTCACTCCTCCTTAGGCTTCCAGTTTCGATGTGAAGTGTCGCAAGTCTCGCAAGGGTCTTCAACGAGTTTGGTAAGTATCTCTCTTGTTATGGAAAAGTAGCGACAGTTTCTGCATTCGTTTTGCGACTCCTTATCTATTTCTCTTGCGATCTCTGGGTCTGGCTTCCAATCGTTCTCCATCGACATAATAAATTTCATGGCCATCGCTGCGACTTGCACAGCCTCAGATCTCATGTTCCTTATGTCCGGATGTTTTTTCTTGACCTCGTCCCAAAGCTCATCCAGCTCCTCAAGAATAATGGCATACCCGTGATGTGGGGAAGTAAAATTATCATTTACCTGATTAGCCCATTTAAGTTCCGCAAGTATAGCAGTCACAACTTTTTCAGTTTGCATCTTCTCTCCTCACTTTCTCGATTCTCGCTTTCACCGCGTCCATTAAAGCGTCTTGCCCAGCGGCCTTCCGTTCTAGGGCCTCCGCCGCGTCTTCGTCTATGGTCCCCTCAGCCACTAACCGCATGACCACGATCCGACGTGTCTGTCCTTGCCGATGCACTCTCGCATTTGCCTGTTGATCCTCCTCAAGGCTCCAGATCGAGTCAAACCAGACGACCGTTTGACAACTCGACTCTTGGAGATTCAGGCCATGGCCCGCTGATTTTGGGTGTAATAGCAAAAGTGGTATTTTGTCTGTATTCCAATCGGCTATATCTTGATTCCCGTCTTTGCCCTTTCTTAGAATCTGGGCTTTAGGAAATCGTGCTTGGATCCGGGCTAGGGAATGCTTGAAATTGTAAAACACCATAACCGGCTTTCCATTTGCCGCCTCAATGATATCTTCCAAGGCATCCAATTTGGCATCATGGATTTGCTTGACTCCTCGATCCTCGTCATACACAGCCCCGGAGGCCATTTGCAAAAGCTTGTTTGAAAGCACGGCTGCTGTGATCGCGACGACATCGGCGTCCATGTATGGCAGTAACATGTCTTTTTCCAGTTTGTCATACAGTTCCCGTGCTTTCTCCGTGAGCCGGATCGGGACAACTCGATCAATTCGCTCTGGCAGCTCTAACCAGTCCTCGGATTTCATACTCACAGCAATATCGGATATGGACTCGTAAATTCTCTGCTCCGCTTCCTGCTTCTCTTTCCATTCGTAAACGATGTGGCCACTTCTTGCACCCGGCGTAAAATAGTGATCTCTGTAGGCCGTGATCGTCTTGCCTAATCGTTCTCCCTGGTCAAGCAGATATATCTCTGGCCAAAGGTCCATAAGACTGTTTGGTGCCGGTGTGCCGGTTAATCCAATTACCCGTTTCATCATGGGCCGCACTCGACGCAATGCCCGGAATCGTTTCGACTGACTGTTTTTAAAACTCGAAAGCTCATCGATCACGACTGTGTCAAAGTTCCACGCCGTTCCCAGCTCTCCCACTAACCACTCGACGTTTTCCCGATTGATCACGTATATATCCGCCTCAGCTTTTAGGGCCTTTCTTCTCGCCTCTGCGGATCCTAACACTTTACTGATTCGGAGATGATTCAGGTGATCCCATTTATCCGTCTCTCTGGCCCACGTATCGTCTGCGACTCTCAGCGGGGCAATGACCAGGACTCGATCAGCGTCGTAGTAATCATTCAGCAATTTGTCTATGGCTGTCAGAGTGCTTACTGTTTTGCCTAAACCCATTTCTAGCAAGAGGGCTATATAAGGCGTATCCAATATTCGCTGCGTAGCGTAATCCTGATATTGATGTGCCTTATACTTCACTCACCGCTCACCTCGATTATGAATTGATCAATATCCTCGTCGCAGTCGATCTTGTAAACCCTCTGCCCAAGGTTACGAAGGATCTTAGCCCATCTCGCCTGAAGTGGTTCCAGTGGTTTACCCGGCGCCTTCATCTCGACATATATCGT